CCAAAGCCCAAAGTAGCATAAATTCAAGCACATTGCTCAAGGCTTTGCAAGCATTGGCTTGGGGCGATGAGCAAGCGGCTTAAAAGCTGTAAACTGCTGTAGTATTTTTCCCAGGTAGATAAATGTATCTTCGCAAACTTCATTACCTATTGGAACCATACTGCCCTACGTTGGAGACCTAGCCAATATCCCATCTGGCTGGCACTTGTGTGACGGCTCCAATGGTACACCTAATCTGTCTGGCAGATTCTTGGAAGGTGTAACGTCTGGAAGCAAGCAATGGCATGATGCGGGCTTACCGAATATCCAAGGAAGTTTTTCTGGACATGTTATAGGATGGCGAAATGGTACAACGACAACTGGAGCATTTTATAGTTACGCAATAGGAAACCGTGCCGCAGAGGGAAATGATGATGGAGGTTCAGTACCTTGTTTCGTTTTTGATGCTTCTCGTTCTAATTCCATCTATGGCCGTTCTGGTACGGTACAACCTGCATCTTATACCGTATACTACATCATGCGCGTGAAGTAAGAAAAGAGTCTCTCAACTATTGAGAGGCTCTTTTGCTTTGGTATTTTCGCAAACTTCATTACCTATTGGAACCATCATCCCCTATGCTGGCGACCTCAGTAAGATACCGTATGGATGGCACTTGTGCGACGGCACCAACGGTACACCGGACCTGTCTGGCCGCTTCCTCGAAGGCACAACGAATGCGCCAAAGACATTTAAGGATGCAGGATTACCGAACATCACGGGGTACGTTTCAACGAATGGAATTTATGTAGATTCGGCTAATGGTGCTTTTCGTCCATCCGCGAATGATGGTGCTGGTAAGGGAGGTGATTGGACGTTTGGTAGGCCGGATGATTTTGCTTTTAATGCATCATGGTCTAATTCCATCTATGGCGCATCTGACACTGTACAACCAAAATCATATACCGTTTATTACATCATGCGTGTGAAATAAAGGAAGGGCTTCTCGGCGATTGAGAAGCCCTTTCTTGTTTGGTATTTTCGCAAAATAAAACATCATCCAGTAATATTGGTATTCCTGATTATAGCAAGGCTATATATATTAACTGGTACGGGTATACATATTATGATTCATTACCCAATAAAGTTTATCTCAATAAAGGTCAATCAACATACGTTATCCCTAATAATGGATGGATAATCTGGACTCTAAAATCAATAAAATATGATGACTCTCCATCTTCGGTCACTATTAGGTACTTTATAAACGGTACCAAAATTTACGGTGACACACCTATTCCTGTAAGAAAAGGAGATGTAATAAGCGCTTATAATCCGTATTACAAAAATGCTACAGAAGCGGCAATGGAATTTGCTCCAAATACATAAAGAATATTAATGTATATGGTCGCGTAAATCCTTTCATGGGACGCTATCCAAACCTCCCCACAACCTATGCTGGTGGAGACAAGCCCCATGAGAATCGACCACCATATTATGCAGTCTACTATATTATGCGTGTAAAGTAAAAAAAGGACTTCTTGATTATCGAGAGGTCCTTTTTAATTGGTATTTTCGCAAGGTTCTGGTAGCGGTAATTTTATTGACTTTGCAAAAGGAAAGAATCTTATTATCCATGATTACGATGGATATCGTGGTAAAGCATATGAGCATCGATACACTGTTCCTTCAAATGGATATATTGATGTTTATATTGAAGATAGTGGGTGGAAACCAAGATGGACCACTCTTACTATCAATGGTGTATCACTTATGAACGCTTTAGGATTTACTACAGGAACCTATATAAGATTTATCCCTGTAAAGAAAGGTGATGTAATATATGCATCAGGAAGGAATCAAACTCTTAGTGTTTGGTATTATTACGGAAGAAGTTAATATTTTATATAGCGTATAAAAGACATTGGTTTGATAATAAAGAGCTTCTCATATATTGAAAAGCTCTTTATTATTTATAGAATGCATACTCTCTTTCTTATTGGTATTTTCGCAATATATGTTCCCTGTTGGAACCATCATTCCATATGCTGGTGACTTGAGTAAGATACCGTATGGATGGCATATCTGTGACGGTTCCAATGGCACACCAGACCTGTCTGACCGTTTCCTAGAGGGGACGACGAGTACACCGAAGACGTTCAAGGATGCAGGCTTGCCGAACATTACTGGCGATATCCATGGTGATGTAAGCGGGCCAACATATGATGATATTGAACCATTTAGCATCGCTGATTCATGGAATACCTACGGAGCACTTTCCATGTATGATGTTCATAAAGACAATCGTACAATCCATCCAGAACGTAACGATGCATATTCTACCTATGGTATGCATTTTGATGCGTCTAAATCCAATCCTATTTATGGTTCGTCCGATACGGTACAACCCAAGTCGTACACCGTCTACTACATCATGCGTGTGATGTAATGAGAAGAGCTTCTCGGATATCAAGAAGCTCTTCTCTATTGTTATTTTCGCAAAGTAGCAGCACCGGTAAATCCATCATTTTCCCTGATGGTTCTAGCTGGATGCAGGTTGGTGAAGTGATTGTTATGCGAGGCGATACTGACGGCGTTTTAGAACAAATGACCACCTTTCATGATTCGCATAATGGAAGTAATTCGGTTCAGAGCAATTTATGGAAACACACCTTCCCAAAACCTTTCCCACATAAATGTCTACAGGTTTTCTGGTGGACAAATGATGGATCGAGTAGTGATGACGACTCAGATACCTATCATTTTGTCGATTCCCATTCAGCTTTAGAAGCTGATGGTTTTGGAACAGATCATAAGCATGTAAAATACGTAGCATTTGGATATTGAAATAACGAGAAGCTGTATATGAAATGAATTATCATATACAGCTTCTTTTTTCACGATATGCCTACAGCTATGTAATAGATATTATGCCAATCCTCACTTAAACTTGCGCCATTGTATTGCGTATCCAACGTCTTCTGGATTCTTGTATAGAATCCAGTATTTTCCAATAAGATACTTTGCTCATTACCATTACTGCTACTCTACGAGTCTAATATCCGATTGCAATCCAGGATAATTGATTAGACTCATCGGTAAAGACATAATATTTTTCATTGTTAACTAAGCCTACTGACCAGTTCGCACCATTACTACCTCCATTTGACAATGCTCCAGTGATGGATACCGCTTTATGGGGAAATGGAATGGGATATGAGTGTTGATCATATCCACCACGATATTGTACAGTACCCCATTGCATAATAAGCCCATTGGGGAATTTATAGTATCCACCTGTATCAGAGAACGTAGCATTCCCTTGGCTGCTACTTTGCGAAAATAACAATAGAAAAGCGGTGTTTAATTGTCAACACCGCTCATTTTTTAATATCCAATTGCAAACCACATAATATTGGCTCTTATCATTGCCGCTGAGTCTCTATCGCCTGCTACTTTATAACTCACATTATATCCAGGGAGAATTCTTGCTTGACTTTGATTCCAATCAACAATGTAAGCTGTTCTCATGCCACTTGTGAATTGAGTTTGATTAACAGATGTTTGTACATTTAGACAAGCATGAGGGAATTGAATAGGGAATACAACTATTTCATAGTGATTTTCATCAAATAACGCATTATGCAATATTCCGAATTGCATAATCAATCCATTATCAAATTTGATGTATCCTGTACCGTTTGTATATATGTTACTTTTTTGCGAAAATACCAATAAAAAGCCGCTCAAATTTGAGAATCTTTTTGATGACATTGTTTAGTACCAATTTCTGGTAAAATATATTGTGTATTTACCTCTACTGTTCCCACGAGAATCTGAGCCTCTTACCATAATGCTGTTAGGACCTGACCAGGATACACCATCTCCTTCTATACGACTTATTGAGAAGCCACTACTTGGTACATCTATATCCTTACTAGTACCATCTGAATAACTGACACGTAACTTTGTTCCCGATACACTAATATCAGCAACTGTTCTAGCAGACTTATTTTGCGAAAATACCAATCAAAAAAAGAAAAGCACCTCAAATCGAGATGCCTTTCTTTATTTTACATGCATGATGTAATAGACGGTATAAGCTTTGGGTTGTACGGTATCGGATTTTCCATAAAATAGGCTATACCATGATGCGTTAATAGTCAGCTTCAATAGTTACTATACGTCCACTACCTCCAAAGTGCCAAAAACCTGAAACAGCACCAGAATGAGGACCCACATCGAAAGAAGTAAACTCAAAATAATCAGTAGGTTCATAATCTCTATCATACCACCAACCGCCTGTCTGCCAATCTTTCGTAATAGGCAAACGTAATGATGTGGCAGGTGGCATATCCATGTCCTTGCTGGTTCCATCTGAGTAACTGACGTGTAACTTCGTGCCAGAAACACTGATATCTGCTACCATCTTTGATGCTTTATTTTGCGAAAATACCAATAAAAAG